ATGAACGCCCTGCTCGTCATCCTGGCCGTGATCGCGGTCATCCTGCTGTTCGTCGGTGGCTTCACCGCGAGCCTCAAGTTCCTGCTGTGGGTCGGCATCGTGCTGCTCGTCATCGCGGTGATCGTGTGGCTCCTGCGGACGCTCACCGGGCGCCGCAGCTGACCGACAGCGCTGGTACCCGACTGGAGGCCCTCACCCGCTAGCCTTGCGGGTGAGGGCCTCTAGCTCAGTTGGTAGAGCACCGGACTTTTAATCCGTAGCCCCGCGATTCGGCGCAGTCGGCGTCGGTCGCGACGGCACGAGCTCGTTGATGGAGACACCGAGCACCCCCGCGACAGCCGAGAGGTCCGCGACATCGAACGGGATGTCGCCGCTGACCCGGCGCTGCCAGTAGCCGCGCGACGTACCGTCCTGCAGCAGCTCTGGCAGCTTGTAGGTCGCGATTCGACGCTTCGCGAGCATGCCGCGCACCTCATCGGCGACGGCAGTCACGTCAGGGTTGACGTGTCCACGGTGGAGCGGGGTCACATTCGTCATGCGCTCAACGTAGCAGTTGCGCGGTCAGCGTGCACGTGTTTCGTGCACCGAAACCACTGCGCGGCGCGATTGCACGACACGCGTGTAGAAACCGGCTTGACTCTGCACGGTGAGCGTGTAACGTCTCCGCCATGCAGAACAATCGCACGGTCGCCGATACGGTCCGCGCCGAGGTCGCCCGCAAGGGTCTGACGTCCAAGGACGTTGCCGCGGCGATCGATCGGTCGCGCACCGCCGCCTACCGGCGCATGTACGGCGAGGTTCCGTTCACCGTCGAGGAGCTCCGCGCCGTCGCCACCCTGGTCGGCTGCACGGTCTCCTACCTGCTCGGCGAGGAAGCGCTCAGCGCATGATCGTCGTCGCCGTGATCCTGTTCCTCGCCGCGGAAGCGCTGATCATCGCGATCGGCTTCGCCGCCCGGCCCTAACCCCACCCATCCAACAGCGCCCATCCGAGGCGCTATTCGTCGCGCCCGAAAGGTGCCCCCAGATGTCCAAGCTCCGCGAAAATCTGCTCGCAGCAGCGTTCGGGACCGCCGTCCTGCTCGCGATGTTCCTCCCGTCGGCCATCCGATGAGGTACCGCCTCCCGCCCTCGTGGACAGTCGTTCTCTTCGCGCTCGCCGCATCGTGCGTCGCGGCGGCGCTGATCCTCACCACGAGCTGATGGGTCGCAGCAGAGGACGCGAGCGCGGACGCGTCGTTGACGAGCTGCGCCGCGACCTCGCCGCCGCCACCGCAGACCGGCAGAGCGACCCGCCCGCAATCGACTGGCACCTCGCACCGAACCGCACGGTCATCAGCGAGACGACCACCGTCCGAACCCTGACCGCCGACGACATCGATGCCGTCGTCTCGTTCCGCACCGGGGGTACCCCCGGACAGCGCGACATGCACCTGCAGACCGTCGGACGCCTCGTCGGCATCCGACCCGTCTCCGACGCGACACGCACTGCCGCGGCGGTCGACCTCATCGTCCGGCAGGGACTCACTCAAGCCACGCTCCGCGTCGCACTCGGCGAACCGATCACCATCCGGAGAACACCATGACCGCCACAGGCCACGACCTCGCAGTCGACGGCTACCCACACGGGACACCCGAGGGATACCGCCTCGGATGCCGCGGATCGGTCTGCCCGAACGGCGAGACCAACGGACAGTCCTGCCGCGCCGCGAACATGCGCGCCAACGGCGATTGGCAGTACGCGAAGCTCGTCCGCGAGGGCGCGCCGCTCGAGGTGCTGCAGCAGCCGGCGCACTACGCGGCCGAGCCCGAAACTCGCCCCAGCCGCTCGCCGCGCACGCGCCCGCTTCGCCAGCCTGCCACCCGACCCGAACCGAAGCCGCGCGAGACCCGTCCGGCCGGTCCGCAGCCGGACGCCGCTCCGTCCGCGCCGCAGCGCGCAGTCACGATCACCCACGGAACGCCTGGCGGCTACAACCACCACGGGTGCCGGTGCGCAGCATGTAGGGGCTGGCAACGCGAGTACGCCCGTGAGCGAGCCGCTCGCAAGCGCGCCGCTGCTGCAGTGCAGGTCACGGGTGACCCGACCCACGGAACCGCCGTCCTGCAGCCGGCGGTCAGCCCCGGCGAGGCAGCAGCGATGTTCGACGACGTCCACGCACGCACCAGCGAAGTGCGCAGCGCCCTGCTCGACAAGGACGAACGCGCCTGGGAGCTGATGTCCGCGCTCGCCGACTGCCTCGACGACGTCGCCGCGACGTTCCGCGAGTCGATCGGCAGGTCCTCGTGAGCGCGGCGGTGCGGTTCGGACTCGACCTTCACAAGGCGATCCGCGCCGAGTTCGAGGACTACCGCGCCGCCGCGTACGAGGCAGCGTCCGAGGCATGCCGCGGGCGGCTGCTCAACGCGCGAGGTGAACGCGCCGGCATCGACGCATGGGACCTGTTCATCGGCAACGGCGCACGAGCTCGTGCCTACGCGTCCCCCGAGCTGCTCGAGCACTGGGAGACGCACCCCCGCATCACCGTCGCCGAGTACGAGCGCCAGTCGCTCACCCGCCACCTTCACGAATCCGGAGCCGCAGCATGACCGCCCTGCTCGATCACGACACCGTGCTCGACGAATCGATCCTCGACGACGTCCCTCGCTGCAGCATCGTCGTCCGCGACGTCGGTGGCGTCACCTACTGCAGCGACCCGGCGACCTGGACTGGTCGTCTGCCGTGCGGACACAACGTGCTCGTCTGCAGCCCGCATCAATCACGGTTCAGCACCCACAGCCACCCAGTGCGCTGCCCGTGTGGCTCGTTCTGCACGACCAACGACATGCAGTGGAGCGCGCTGTGAGCGCCCGGCAGTGGACGCTCGAGTTCGAGTGGGAGCGCCCGCTGCTTTCCGCGAACGACCGCTACGGCTGGCGCGAGCGGCACCAGCGCACGAGGCTCGCTCGCACGTCGGCGCGCCTCAAAGCGTGGCAGGCGCACATCCCGGCCCTCGACAAGGTGCACGTGCACCTCGTCTGGCAGGTCGCCGACCGACGGCGTCGGGACGGCAACGAGAACCTCGCGCCGACCCTCAAGGCGCTCATCGACGGGATCGTCGATGCCGGCGTCGTCCCGGACGACACGCCCAACCTCGTCGAACGCTCGTCGCCGGCCATCGAGTACCTCGGTCCCGGCCACGCGAAGCGCGACCAGCGTGTCCTGCTCGTCGTCACGGAGGTCGACGCCTGATGCCGTGGCAGAAGATCGACGACCAATTCGGAATCTCGCAGAAGGTCATCCGCATCCCTCGGAAGCGTCGGCAGCAGTGCATCGGCCTATGGACCCTCGTCGGGAACTACGCCATCCGCACCCTGACCGACGGCATCGTCGAGGCGCACGAGCTCGACGAGCTCGACGCACGCGACAGCGACATCGACGAGCTCGTCCGTGTCGGCCTATGGCACCGCCCCGACCACACGTGCGAGTCGTGCGTGCAACCGCCCTCAGGCGGCATCACGATCCACGACTTCCTCGAGTACCACCCGAGCCGCGAACAGGTGCTCGCCGACCGCAAGTCGGAGCGTGATCGGAAAGCGGCCTACCGGGCGTCCAAGCGGAGTCCCAGTGGGACAACCGACGGGACTCCGGCAGGAATCCAAGCGGCGTCCGGACTACCCGTCCCAGTCCCGTCCCAGTCCCGTCCCGTCCCGACCTCTGGACTGGACATTGATGACGAAACACAGGTCCGTCCAGAAGTAGACGCGCGAGTCCGGACGGACCTGGTGTTCGACGACATGGTGCAGGCACGAGCGCTCCGAGCCGGAGCCAAGGACATCCGCCGACTGCACGGCCTCCTCGAGCGCGCCGTCCGCCCCGTGGGACCGCTGTCGCCCATGGCCGCGGTGCTGCTCATCGAGGCGATCACCAATCGCGCCCGCGGCGAGGTGCAGGACGTGGACGCCTACATCGTCATCGTCGCCCGCAACCCAGTCGACGTCCAGGGGCTCTACCAGTCCGAGGACCTCGAGTTCGTCTCCCGCCAGGACCTCACCGATCGGAGCATCGCATGACCCGTCAGGACGAGTGGACAGCCATCGGCAACACCCTCGCACGCATCGCCACCGAGCGCCGCGACGAACGCGTCGCGATGCTCGGCGGCAGCGGCACCATTGGCCTCGTCGCCTACGAGACCAGTGGCACCCGATCCGACATCATCCGCATCAGCCTCGACGAAGTCGCCACCATCGCGCTCGACGCCGTCAACCACGTCCGCGGCGGACAGCCCGCCACGGGCGAAGTCGACGCGCTCGCCGGAGCCATCAGCGACGCGCTCTGGAACCGCGACTACGTCGCCGAGTCCCGACAGCGCGCAGACCTGACCGGCGCACCGCTCGTTGACGACGTCCGCGCCATCCAAGCCCGCCGCGCAGCACACGCAGCCCTCACCCACCTCAGGAGCACCCGATGAGCAAGCACCCCGTCACCATCACCGCCGACCAGCTCAGCGCCAGCCACATCGGCAGCGACCTCACCATCCGCCCTGCCGACTCGCGCGCCACGATCACCGCACCGCTCATCGCCGTCCGCTCGAACCGCGACGATGTGGCCGTCCGCGTCTCGCTCGAGGGCGTACGCGGCACCGACCCCTACGCGATGTGGCCGCTCGACCCGTCGTCTGAGGTCATCGTCACGCCGGCCTCCGAGGAGCGTGCGTCGTGACGATCACACAGCCCGTCGTGCACGTCACGATCGCGCCCACACCATCACCCGCCACCGTCGCCGCACTCCGCGCCCGCATCGCCGCCCGCGCAGACCGCATCGCCCGATGGAACGCCGACATCGACATCGTCGTCATCACCGCGCTCGCCGCAGACGACGCCGGCCACGGCATCGCCATCGCAGCCGACTACTGCGCCGGCACCATCACCGCCGAGCTCGACGAGGACATTCCCGCCGGCTACGCGCTCGTCAGCGGCCCCGGACAGCTCCCGCGACTCGTCCACCTGTCCACCATCAACCTCGCCCGGAGCGTCTGATGCTCGCCCTCACCCTCGCCGTGATCATCGCGCTCGCCGTGGCCTGCGCCCTCGCCGTAGCGGGTCGACCCGGCAGTCCCGCACGCACCGTCTCGACGTGGGCATTCGGCGTCGTCGCCGGCCTCGCCCTCGCCATCCTGATCGGAGCTCACTCGTGAACACGAACTACACGCACCCGACCATCAACGACGTCTCGATCGACACCGTCATTGAGCTCGCCGTCACCCGCCAGCAGAACCGCATCGCGATCGTCGGCGCGAACCACGGCCAGCGACGCCAGGCACTCGCCGCGATCCACGACCGCATCGACGAGGCGCACGTGTTCGCGAATCCGCTGCAGATGCTGCTCACGGCGGGTGCTGAGCGGATCGTCCTGCCGAACGGCGGTGTCGTGAGCTTTCACTCGACGAGCCGGTCGGCGCTGCGCGGGAGCCTCTACGAGCTCGTCGCGTTCGACATGCCCCGCAGCGACGTCCCCGAGCGGCTCGTCGAGGACGGGCAGCTCGCCACCCTCACCACGGGCGGCGCTGTCGGGTTCCTGACGTGGACACCATGACCAGACGCCACCTGCCCGAGGTGCGCGTGCTCAAGATCAGCACGCTCGCCGCCCGGATCGACGCGCTCGACTCCGGACGGTTCCGGCCGTGGGTGTGGAGGTGCTTGCGACCGAGCTGCATCGTGTTCGGCCTCGACCACCATCACCAGCTCTGGGCAGACGCGTTCGACTCGGCCGTCCGGCACGCACGCCTCCACAGCCTCGACCAGGACCACCGCCTCGACGCTCACCGGACCCGCACCAACCGCCTCGTTTTCCATCAACCCACGGTTGACGCCGAACGGGACGCTCCGGACGGCCACGGATGAGCCGAAGCAAGCGCCACCGCGACAGCGTCGAGACCAGCGAGTACCTCGGCGCAGCTCGCCGCTTCATCCGCGCCGCAGGACGCCGAGTCGCAGACGCCGACGAGCACGAGCTGCACGACCTGCTCGAGCTGCAGCAGGTCCTCGCCGACGCGATACAGGACGCAGTCGACGGACAGCTCGCGATGGGCAAGTCCTGGTCCGACATCGCCCGCGCCACAGGCAAGACACCCCAGGCCGCGCACAAGCGCTGGTCCCACAAGCACCCGGAGAACACACCATGACCGCACCCACGATCCCGCTCAACGCCGAGGTCATCGACATCACCGAAGCCGACTTCGCCCTCTGCTACGCCGACGACGACTACCCGTTCTTCGAGGACGAGGACGGTGGCCGCGTCTACGCCTACGGCCACACCGACCCGACGGCGCTCGCCGCAGCGATCTGCGCATGGTCCGTCGAGTGTGGTGCCACCGAACCAGGCGACGACGACCCCGCCGACGTCACCAAGCAGCTCAAGCAGCGCTGGGGCATCGGCTACGTCCCGAACGCGCAGAACCCCGACGAGTGGCGCTTCACCTGGGACGGCGTCACCGCCACAACCCCCCACGCGTTCCCGTTCACGATGTTGGACCGCTGATGACGCTGACGATCGGCACCCGCTTCGCCGCGTGCCCCATCTGCGTCCACCGAGGACGCACCACCGACTGCGCCGCCTGCTACGGCACCGGCCGCATCGCCCAGATCGCACACACCAGACAGGAGCCCTCAGCATGAGCGGAGCAGCGCAAGCAGGATCGACCGACGGCAAGCACTGGACCGGCCCCATCGGCGATGAGCCGACGATGCCCGGCTACGAGAAGCTGCACGCCGAGACCCTCGCCGCCTACCGAGACCTCGTCGACATGGCAGCCGTCGGCAACATGGCCGGCGTCCGCGCGTTCTTCGCGCAGCTCGATCAGCCCATGGTCGAGCAGCTCCTGCTCAGCGTCATCGCCGAGACCGCCGTCCAGATCGTCGCCCACGGACTCCGCGCATGACCGGCAGCGCACCCACACCCGTCGTCCACCGCATCTACTCCGAGGACCACGCCCTGTGGATCGTCGTCACCCGAACCCACGACGTCGACCTCGCACGAACCACGGCGCTCGCCGAAGCGCTCTCCTCGCCGCGCGGTGGACTGTTCGACCTCGACGACGACACCTGGGGTGACGAGCACCTCGTCGGCCAGGAACGCGCCGTCGAGCTGCTCAAGCAGTCCCCGAACCGGATCGGCTACGGCCGGTTCGAGGTCGGGTTCGACGACGGAGGCGAACCGCGAGGCGGTCTCTGGAACCACGGCTACACGAAGGACGACCGAGGCGTCACCCCGTTCGTCGAGTGGCAGCTCGAGGTCGAGTGGTGAACCGCCGCACCCGTCGCCGGAGCTTCGCGGAACTGCTCATCGAGTCGCTCACATCCGGCTACATCGACCACAGCAGGGACCGGCACTGGGTCGTCTACGAGCAGACGACGAACGCGATCTACCAGGTCACGCCTCCCACTCGCAGCAACGCCCGACGACAGGCCCGCAACCTCAACGATCACAACCTGCTCGTCATCCCCTACCTCGCCGCCCGTCAGCTCGCCAACGCCTACAACCACGGCCGGCACCACGCCCGCCGCCTCGCCGAACGAGAACGGAAGCACGCATGAGCCCGACACCCATCACCCGCACCGAAGCCGGCGACATCATCCGCGCCGGCCACCGACCCGGCCTCGTCGCCGTCGTCATCAACGGCATCGTCACCCGCCTCGAGCCCGCCGAAGCAGCCGACCTCGGCAAGCGCCTCATCGAGGAGGCCGGCAACGCCATGAACGCCGAGCGCGCAGTTCGGAGGAACGCATGAGGCTCTCCGACGAGCAGTGCAAGTCGCTCTCAGCCCTCAACGCCGGCAACAGCGAGCCGCTGCTGCTTGACATCGTCCACAGCGCCAGCCGTGCACATCAGCTCCCCGACGCTGAGCTCGACTCGCTCGTCAACTACGCCCGCGCCGTCCAGCACGAACGAGACACCCGCCGCAGCCCCGTCCCGCTCGCAAGCATCGTCAAGCAGATCAACGACGCAGCACCGCTCATGCGGGCACGCGAGGACCTGCAACGCATCAGCGCGCTGCAGTGGATACGCCGCGAGTTCGATCCCACAGCCACAGTCGTCGGCAGCTTCATCGAGGTCACGCAGGCCGGATGGGACGCCATCACCGCCGACATCCCAGCGGTGGACCTCGACGCCGTCAACGCCCGATCCACCTTCACCGGCGTGCCGATCCGCATCGTCAACGCCGAGACAACCACGGCGCTCGCCGCAGACGAGGACGACGCCGATGGAGACTGAGACCGACCAGCTCGCGAACCTGCTGCGAGCATCCGCCGTCGCCGAGCTCGAGGATGTCGTCGACCACCTCACGATCGAGCACGTCGTTACCGTCCCGCTCGACAACGGCCGGAACCACTACGAGAGCCACGACGGCCTCATCGTGCAGCTCCGTCGAGCGATCACACCCGACCTGGGACGCGGCAGCGGTGGCTCGACCGGCGAACCGTCCGTCATGGACGTCGATGCCGCCGAACGCTACGCACGCATCAAGATCAACATCATCGCCCGGCTCGACAGCCTGCCGACACTGCCCATCGCCGGTCGGCTGCCGTTCGACCGTGAACACCCCGAGCAGTCGCTGCGCCAGTGGCGCTACGCGTTCCTCGCCTATGCCGACATCACGACCGACGACATCCGCGACGCTGTGCAGCAGCTTCACCGCATGGCAGGCATGATCCGCGACAAGTTCGACCCCCCGCGGCAACGCGAGCTCGTCGGCATCGACTGCCCCGTCTGTGGACAGGCATGGTGGCTCGACAACCGCGACCGACACAACATCGTCCGCCGCACCGCGCTCGTCATCACCATCCGACCCGGCGACCTCGACGAGTCGTTCGCCGAGTGCACGCACTGCCAGGCAACCCGAGACGCCAGCGAACCACGCGGCTACTGGCGCGGTGAACGCGGACTCCGTGAGCTGCAGTGGGACATCGAGCAGGCAGCAGACCAGCACATCGACATCGGAGCATCGTCATGATCGAGCTGCTGCACGAGCGGGACGAGCCCTGCACTGTCGAGTGCAAGGATCACCCCGACTGCTGTCCGGCGAACACTCGCACACCGCTACGCTTCACTCCGCGACAGACAGGGACGAACCATGGCCGGCAGTGACCAGCTCACCACGATCACCCTCGTCATCGCTGTCTCGCTGTACTCGGTCTGCTTGTGATCGTCCCCGACGACGCCGGATCGGCCCTGACTGCTACTCCTGCGGGTTGTCCGGCTTCGGGAACAGCGGTTCGCGAGGCGGACGCGGCTTCCTCGGCGGTGCAGTTCTGTCGAGATACCGGTACCCCGCTCGGAGGACGATGATCATCGTCCAGACGTTCAGGACGATCAGCAGCAGCGCGACGATGTAGAAGAACGGACCCGGTCCGGATGAGTACATGTCACGATCCTACGGAGGGACGAAGGTCCGGGAAGATGGCTTCGCGGCATGACACGATGAGCGTGTAGCTTGCGCGCTCTGCGAAAAGCGTGCATGATCATCGACGTGCACCACAAGTGTCTCCTCTGACTGGTGAACCGACGCTCTCGACGAACCTCGTCGGGAGCGTTGGTCGTTCCGGAGGTCCGCATGCGCAACGTCACGCTCGTCGTCGGTGCGCCATGTGCAGGCAAGTCGACGATCGTCAACGAGCGCGCTCAGTCCGGTGACATCGTGATCGACTGGGATCAGCTCGCCGTCAACGCCGGCTCGCCATTCAGCCACGATCACCCGAAGCAGTACCGTGCTGCAGCGACCGCCGAGCGAACACGCCTCGAGCGGATCGTCGCTGAGTCCGCCGACGTGTCGGCGTGGGTGATCCGCACGCTGCCACGGTTCGACGAACGCGCTGCCGCGGCGCAACGACTCGGCGCGACCGACATCGTCGTCGTTGATCCCGGCATGGCTACCTGCCTCGAACGAGCGCGATTCGCTGACCGACCGCCACACATCGACGGTGTCATCGTCAAGTGGTACGCGATCCAAGCCGGCGCACGGAACTATGGCGGCACGGACGACCGAGACAGCACCCGCAAGAACGATCCCCGCAAGTCTGCCGAGTGGCGGCGAGTCAGTGCGATCGTCCGTCGCCCACACGATCCGTGTCGGCTGTGCGGCAAGCCGATCCGATACGACCACAAGTTCCCGCACCCGCTGTCGTTCAGCGTCGACCACATCGTGCCGATCGACCGCGGTGGCGCATGGTTCGACCTCAGCAACCTGCAGGCCGCGCACCTGTCGTGCAACAGCGCGAAGCAGGCCAGGACCGACGGGGTCTCTCACCGCACCAGCCGCGCATGGTGAGCGAGACGATCGAGCATGACTGACCCGTTGAGCATCCCTGCCCCGGGCCGGGTAGGGCACGGCGGCGATCCGCTGATGTCAGCGTGAGTGATTTTTAGGAACGGCATGTGGTGTCGACCGCACGCCATTGGAAAAAAATTTCTCCCCGAAGCAAGAGAGTTTGAACGCATCGCTCCGAAATCCGACGAGGACGACCGCGACCCTGATGCGTTCGCATGAATCCCACGGAGGTCTCAATGGCCGATCTGGGGAAGCGCAAGCATGGCACCGAATCCGCGTACGCAAAGGGATGCAGGTGTGACCGCTGCCGTCAGGCGAGTGCTCGAGCGAGGGCAGATCGCAAGGCTCGGCAGGCGGCAACGAAGCCGTCGGACCGTTCGGACCGACAGACGACCGAGCGGCGCGCAGGCGTCACGCAGATCGGGTCTGCGCGCGGCAGGGCGCGTCGCACCGCCTCCGCGCCGCTCGCCCCCGTCCCACCAGCCGGCCCGTCGACCGTCGAGGAGGCCGTCGACTTGTTCGTCAAGGACCTCGGCACCGACCCGGGCATCGTGTTCGACGTCGTCCTCGCACGCCGGCTGGCGCACGAGATTGATCACCCGTCGACCTCGATGTCCGTCGCCCCGATCGTCACGCAGCTCCGCGACCTGATGGAGAAGCTCGACAAGAAGCGGACGGGCGCTGCGACGACCAACGCGTTCGCGGGACTGCAGTTCGGCGCGCGATAGGAGGTGCCCGTGTCCCTGGGTCTCAGCGAGAGCAAGTGGGACCCGGACAACACGTGGATTCGCGAGCAGTACCCGGACCTGTCCGCGATGCCCCGCTGGTGCACGAAGCGCAACCCGGAGCGCAAGACGATCGGCCATGAGATTGCCGCGGTCGCGGATGTCCTCGGCACGCCGCTGATGCCGTGGCAGCGCCTCGCCGCTGACGTCGGGATGGAGCTCGACCCGGACGGGAAGCTGCACTACCGGATCATCATCATCACGATCCACCGGCAGGGCGGCAAGACGACACTCATCCTCCCGTGGGAAGTGCATCGGTCGGTCGCCTGGTCCGCACCGCAACGCATCGTCTACACCGCGCAGAACCGCAACAGCTCGCGCGAGAAGCTCGTCGATGAGCAGATGGAGACGCTCAAGGCGTCCCCGTTCGGCGACCTCGGCAAAGCGCGCCTCTCGAACGGCTCCGAGGCGTGGGTGTGGGCGAACGGGTCGCGCATCGGCCTGATGTCGAACACCAAGCGCGCCGGCCATGGGTTCACGAATGACCTGTTCGTCGTCGATGAGGCGTTTGCGCAGATCGACTGGCGCATCGAGCAGGCGCTACGCCCGACGATGATCACTCGATCCGAGACACAGCAGATCGTGATCAGCACCGCCGGCGACGAGAGCAGCGTCTACCTGCTCGAGAAAGTCCGGCTCGGCCGCAGCCTCGTCGAGGCCGGCACCGACGACGACAGCCGCATCTGCTACATCGAGTTCTCCATTCCCGAGGACGCTGACATCGACGACCCGGAGACGTGGCAGCGCTACCTGCCTGCCGTCGGCATCACGATCAGCGTCGAGGACCTGCAGACCGAACGCACCAACATGCCTGACCTCGAGTTCCGTCGCGCGTTCGGCAACCAGTGGACCGAGGGGATGCACTCGGTCGACGCCGTCGTCGCGCCGTCGGACTGGTCTGCCACCGCGGACCCGGCGTCCGAGCTCAACGCGTCGAGCCCGCTCTGCCTGTCGCTCGACATCGACCCGACGCAGAGCACCGCGTCGCTCGGCGTCGCCGGCACTCGCGCCGACGGGATCGAGCACCTCGAGGCGATCGAGACCGACACCTACCCGATGCGCGAGACCACCGACGACGGGGGCAAGCGCACGCGCGAGCCGTGGGTTGTCGACCGCATCGCCGAGGTCCTCGGCAACGAGCCGCGGTTCAACGACACCGTCGCAGTCGACCTGTCAACGCCAGCCGGCGCGCTGGTGCCGCAGCTCGAGGCGAGAGGCATCCGCGTCCAGAAGGTCAGCGGTCGGGACTGGAACGCTGCGTGCGCGTCCTGGCTCGACGCAGCCAAGGAACACGCGTTCCGGCACCTCGACGACCCCGAGCTCAACCTCGCGCTCTCGTCCGCGTCGCAGAAGTTCTCCGGCGACGGCTGGCACTGGACTCGTCGCGGCAGCTCGCCGATCACCCCGCTCTGTGCGGTCACGCTCGCGCACTGGGCGCTGACCAGCCGAGACACCAGCACCGACTACGACGTCCTCGACAGCTTTTTCTAGGAGGTGCCCATGGGCCTCGGCCAGACCATCAGCAGAGCGTGGGACGGGTTCACGAAGCAGCGCGGCACGGGCGACACCCCGAACAACCTGTTCCCGTCGCGCACCCCGAACCGGGTCGGCAGCGTCAACGTGTCCAAGGACACCGCGCTCAAGACGTCCGCCGTCTGGTCGGCGGTCGCGCTGCGCGCCGGCCTCGTGTCGACGCTGCCGCTGCTGATCAAGCGGAGCATGCCCGACGGCACGGTGCAGCGGATCAACTCGCCGACGCTGCAGATCGACGGCATCGGCGGCACGGTGTCGCTCGAGGAGTGGCTCTACTCGTCGCAGGTCGACCTCGACCTGATGGGCAACGCGTTCGGCCTCGTCAAGCAGCGCGACCCCGTGTCCGGCCGTCCGACGTGGATCCAGCTCGTCGACGCGAAGTCGGTGACTGTGCAGCAGCGCGGCGGTGTGCTGACCTACGTCTACGGTGGCGAACCACAGGACATCGCCGACGTGTGGCACGAGAAGCAGTACACGATGAGCGGCCTGCCGATCGGGCTGTCCCCGCTCGCGTACGGCGCGCTCTCGATCGGGCAGAACATGTCCGCGCTCGACTTCGCGCTGCGCTACTTCGCCACGCCGGGCCTGCCGACGGCGCACCTCAAGAACACGCAGAAGACGCTCCCAGCCGGAGCTGTTGCGGAAATCAAGCGCCGCTATCTCGCGTCGATGGAGGAGCGCGGCCCGTTCGTCTCCGGCAACGACTGGGAAGTCGACATCAAGAACATCGCAGCCAACGAGTCGCAGTTCCTCGAGACGATCAACGCATCGGCCGGCGACATCGTCCGCTACTTCGGCGTCCCTGGCGACCTCGTCGGCATCAACGCGACCGGGCAGTCGGTCACCTACGCGAACATCACGCAGCGGTTCCTCGGATTCCTCGTGCTCAACCTGCAGCCCGCGCTCGTGCGTCGCGAGCGGAAGTTCAGCCGTGACCTGCTGCCGAACAAGGTGTTCGCCAAGTTCGACACCGATGAGCTGCTGCGCCTCGACCCGTCCTCACAAGCCGCAGTGTTCGCGACCCGCATCGCGTCGCGGAACCTCACGCCCGACGAGGTGCGCGCCGCGTACGAACAGCCGCCGCTCACCCCCGAGCAGATCGAGCAGATGCAGACGCTGCTCGCCGCGCTGCCCGCCCCGATGATTCCGAAGCTCCCCAACAAGCCGGAGGACTGACATGGACTACCGCGAAGCCGCCGCCGAGCGCGGCCAGGCACTCACCGTCGGCGACCGGCCGCGCAAGCGCAGCTCCGTCGTCGGGACGATCGACAAGCACGTCCGCACCGCGGCACGGCTCGAGCTGCGCGACAGCACCGATGCCGGCGGCGCGCTCGCGTTCACCGGCTACGCGTCGATGACCGAACAGCCGTATGAGATGTACGACTTTTTCGGCCCGTACACCGAAGTCGTCTCGGCCGGCGCATTCGCGCAGACGCTCGGATCGAACCCGGACGTCCCGCTCGTGCTGCAGCACAACTCGATGGCGCGGATTGCGTCGACCAAGAACGGCACGCTCGAGCTCAGCGAGGACGAGAACGGTCTGCTCGTTAACGCGCCGAACCTCGACCCCGAGGACCGGGATGTGCAGTACATCGTCCCGAAGCTGCGCGCCGGCCTGATCAACGAGATGTCGTTCGCGTTCCAGATCACATCGTCGCAGTGGTCGCCGGACTACACGGAGCTCCGCATCAACGCCGTCGACATCAACCGTGGCGACGTGTCGATCGTCGGCTTCGGCGCGAACCCGTTCACGACCGGCGGTATGCGCAGCAAGTCCCTCGAGGAGTACCTGCGCGGAGCATCCGACGACGAGCTCGAGGCGGCAGGGCGGCGCATCCCGCACCTGCTGCGCGACCGCCGCGCAGCCTCGAGCGCCATGAGCGCGGAGCGCGCCGCGATCGCGGCGATCGCCGCCCGCCTCGGCTGACCACAGACCCACAACTCAACACCGCAACAGCACTGCGTGACGCGGTCGCGTCCCGGCAAGCCGGGGCCTGGCACACGACGCCTGGTGTGAACCGACCCACCACCCGTTCACACGAAAGGCACCACCGTGACCTACAAGGAACTGCTCACGCAGCTCCGCGCCAGCATCAGCGCGAAGCTCACCGAGCGCAAGACCCAGGCCGACGCGATCCTCGCGATCGCCACGGAGCTCCGCTCCGGCGACGGCCGCAACCCGACCGAGGAGGAGAGCGCGCAGGTCCGTGCCGCCGAGCTCAAGGTCGACGGCATCGACGCCGACCTCGTCGACCTCCGCGCGCAGGAGGCCCGCTACGAGCGGGAGGTCGCCATGGAAGAGCAGCTCGAGCGCGAGGCGCAGCAGCGCGGCGAGCAGCGGCAGGACCACACCCCCGCCGTCCGCACCGAAGAGCGCTCGGAGGTCTACAACCCGGACTCGGCCGCGCGCGGCGAGTCGTTCTTCCGCGACCTGTACTCGCTCAAGGCGACCGGCGCGCAGGTGCACGTGCTGGGCGCTCAGGAGCGCATGGCCCGCTACGAGCAGCAGGTGCAGTCCCAGCGGGCGGCGGCGACGTCCTCGTTCGCCGGCCTCATCCCGCCGCAGTACCTGATCGACGAGGCCGCGGCGGTCGCCCGCGCCGGCCGTCCGGTAGCGAACAGCGTGCAGCACCTCGACCTGCCCGACGACGGCATGCAGCTCGTGATCCCCAAGGGCACCACCGGCACCGCTGCTGCCGTGCAGGCTAGCGAGAACACGACCGTCGCCGAGCAGGACGAGGTCTGGCAGAACCTGACGATCCCGGTGATCACCATCGCCGGGCAGCAGCCGCTGTCGCGTCAGGCGCTCGAGCGCGGCGCGCAGGGCATCGACCAGCTCGTGTTCACCGACCTCGCCGCCGCCTACGCGGTGTCGGTCGACGCTGAGGTCATCGGCGGCACCGGCTCGTCCGGCCACGCGCTCGGCATCCTCAACACTGCCGGTATCGGGCAGGCGCTCGCGTTCACCGCGGCCGTCTCCCCGGCGACGTTCATGTCGAAGATCGCGGGCGCGATCAACACCGTGCAGACGACCCGGTTCGCCGCGCCGAACGTCATCTACATGCACCCGCGCCGCTGGGCATGGCTGACCGCGCAGGTCGACGGTGCCAACCGGCCGCTCGTCGTCCCGAACCCGGGTGCGATGAACGCGTTCGGCAGCTACGACGGCGTCAACAACCCGACCGCGGTCACGCCGGCCGGAACGCTGCTCGGCCTCCCCGTCATCACCGACGCGAACATCCCCGTCAGCGTCGGCACCGGCCCGGAGGACGTCGTCATCGTCGCCCGTTCGCAGGACCTGCTGCTCTGGGAGGCGAACGACGGCAACCCGACGAACCTGCAGTTCGAGCAGACCCTCGGCAACCAGCTCACCATCACGCTCGTCGCCTACGGCTACGCCGCGTTCACCGCTGCGCGCTACCCGTCCGCCGTCGCCGTCGTCGGCGGCAACGCCGCAGCCGGCAACGGCCTCATCGCGCCGACGTTCTAGTCGGTCCCCCGCCGGGCCGTGCAACAGCGCGGCCCGGCACCCCACTCGTTCCCTCTCTCACCGAGGAGCACACCATGGCGACCAGCCAGAACACCAGCACCGACACCCCCATCGATCCCAAGGCCGCAGCCACCTCGAACCCGCCGACCAACGCGGCGGCGCTGCACCCCGAGGAGACCACCGCCGAGCCGATCAACCACGAGCTCATCGCCCGGCTCGACGACTGGGTCAAGGACAACTACGACCAGCTCGTCGCGGACGGCGTCAAGACGTGGGACGACGTCAAGAAGCTCGCCGAGGAAGCGCATGACCGGGCGCTGCACGAGTTCGCCCGCCACCGCCTCAACGGTGGCGCGCACGCCGCCGACGGCGAGCAGAGCAGCACCCCCGCCGCGTAAGCCGCCGGCCGGGTCGTTCCACCAGGGGGACGACCCGGCCGGTTCTCGACCACCAGCCGACGAGGAGCAGCAGCATGTCCGCACTCACCGCAACGCAGTACGAGCTGCAGCAGCTCACGCTCGCGCCGGAGGCCGCGACCCGGGTCACCGTGACGATCACGCTGCCCGCCCCCAGTACCCAGACCGTCGTCATCAGCGCGTCCTCGGCCTCCGCGCAGCCGAACGTGTGGACGGCATGGTTCACGCCGCTGCTGTCCGGCGTCTACAACGTCGCGTGGACGGACCAGGCCGGCAACGTGCTCGAGACCGACACACTCGCCGTCTCCGCGCCCGTCGTCGGCTCACTGCTGTCGATCGAAGAGTGCTATCTCACGCTCAGCCTGCCGACCACGATGCTCAACCAGGACGCGGACACCGACGCCGACATGCTCGTCTACGCCGCCGCCGCGACCAGCGTGATCGAGGGCATCGTCGGTCCCGTCGTGCCGCGCACGATCGAGGAGACGTTCGACGGCGGGGCGCTCTCCGTCGCACTCGGTGCTCGCCCCACCACGCTGCTCGCCGTCTCCGAGAACGGTGTGCCGATCACCGACTTCCTGCTCGACGAGGGTGCAGGCATCCTCCGCGCCGGCACCGAATGGTGGAACCGTCCGTTCTGGCCCGGACAGCAGAACGTCCGTGTCACATACATCGCCGGCACCGGCAACCCGCCGGCCAACGTCCGACTCGCCTGCCGCGAGGAGTTCCGGTTTCTCTGGCAGATCGGCAGACAGGGCGGTCGGTCATCGATGAGCTCCGGCGTCAGCGCGGACGTATCCGTGCCGTCCGGCTTCGGCATCCCGAACCGTGTCTACGAGCTGCTCTCGACCGCTGATTCGCTGCCGGGGTTCGCATGACAGCCGGGAACGGCATGTCGCTGCACACGGTCGCGTGGGAGCTCAAGAACGGCGTCTACCGGCTCGCACAACAGACGTTCGCAGCCCCGACCTACGTCTGCATGGGACTACCGACAACCGTCACGCCGAGCGAAATCGTCTCGATCGGCAACATCAACGCCGGCCAGGAGGAAGCGACGCTCAGCGCGAGCAACCGCGGCCGCGAGGAGACGCTGCAGCTCGAGGTCACGTTCAGCGTGTGGTCCGGAGGCGGCGACGAGGTCGAACCGATCATCGAGGCCCGCGTGTTCGAGCTCGTCTCGCAGCTTGAGCAGGCCGTGCACTACGTCCGCGGCGACGGCACCGACCCGACCACGCTCGGCGGTGCCGTCCGGCAGTGCTTTCTCACCGCGCTGACGCAGGACTCGATGCCCACCAACGAGCTCGCAGCCGGCCGCGAAGCCATCGCCATCGCCACATTCACCGCGAAAGCAAGGATCACGCAATGACAGTCCGCATCAAGAACGTCTCCGGCTACGGCGACCTCGACGTGCCGGCGCTTCGCCGCATCGTCCCCGCTGGTGCCGAGGTCGACGTCGCCGACGACGCACTCGCGCAGTCCCTCATCGACGGCGGTCACTTCACCGCTGCCACCGGCGACGGCGAGCAGCCGGCGAGCCCGCAGCAGCCTGACCTGCAGCCGGACGGCCAGCCCGTCGGCGAGGAGCAGGGCGAAGCCGGCCCCGAGAACACCACCCCTGAGCCCGGATCGGAGCAGCCCGCATGACCACCCAGCTCGACGCCTACGTCGGTCTCGGCAAGGAGACCACCTACGGCACTGCCGTCACCCCGACGTCGTTCCTGACGTTCACGGAAGAGACGCTCGACCTGACGCTCGCCGTGACCGACGCGCAGGGCATGCGGCCGGGTCGTCGCACGACCCTCAACACGCAGCGCGTCGTCACCAAACGCTCTGTCGGCGGTGACCTGACCGTCGAGGCCACGCCATCCGAGCTCGGCGCGGTGTTCGCCGCGTTCCTCGGCGGTGCCGTGCACACGCTGCTGCCCGGTGGGACCGCGACGTACCAACACCTGTTCACCCCGTCCGCCGACTACCTGCCCTCGTTCACCGTGCAGAAGGGCATCCCGACGCTCGGCGGCGGACCACAGGTGCCGCTCACGTTCGTCGGCATGCAGGCGTCGCAGCTCGAGCTCGACTGCAAGAACGCCGCCATCCCGACGGCCAAGATGACGTGGGTCGGCAAGGACCTGCTCACCAGCGTTGCCGCAGCGACGCCGGTCTACCCGGCCGTGAACGAGGAGTTCTCGTTCGTCGGCGGGTCGATCACCGTCGGCGGCACCGTGACCGCCCCCACGGCGACGACGACCGCGACCGGCGGCACGCCCGTCGGCACCGTCACAGACGTCACGCTCAAGCTCGACAACGCGCTCGACGACGGCGGGTTCACGCTCGGCGGCGGCGGCACCCGGCAGCGGCCCGCTGCAGCCCTACTCGCGAAGCTCACCGGCACCATCACCGCTGAGTTCTCCGATCAGGTTTTCTGGCAGCACTACACCAACCAGGACCGCATCGGCGTCGTGCTCGACTTCAAGGGCTCGAACACGAGCGACGGCATCGCCCGCGAGCTGCAGCTCTACATCCCGGTCATCGTCCTCGAGGGCGAAGCGCCCAAGATCAAGGCCGGCTCGATCGTCACCCAGTCGATCAACTTCACCATCCTGCAGGACCTCGTCGACGGGCTGTCGCCGCTTTACGTCGTCCTCCGGAACACGGTCGCCACCTACTGATGGCCGACGAGGACGAGGGCATACAGCTCGCGACCAACCCGCAGCAGATCACCCGCATCCTCGCCGACCTCAAGGCGTTCTCTCCGGCCCTGTCGACGGGCATCCGTCGGCAGGTCCGCGAGGCCGGCAAGCTCGTCGCCGCCGACGTCGCCGCAGACATCCGCAGCTACCCGAGCAACGGCGGACGGTCGACCGGCATGCGGGAGCAGCTCGCCAAGTCGCTCGCCGTGCGCATGTACACCTCGGCCGGCGCGAAGAAGCAGGGCGTGCAGATCGTCTCGACAGGGCGCGCGCTGCCCGAGCTGAAACGCGCGCTCGTCAAGGCCATGAACCGCGCCGAGTTTCGTCATCCCGTCTGGGGGAACCGGAGCGTACGACAAGCCGCGACCACCTCGATCCGGAAGCGACGCGAGGAAGCCGGCCGGCCGCATCGGTGGGTCGACCAACGCGGCATGCGCTACTTCCGCGCGCAAGTCGTCCGGTCCCACGAGTCCGCAGTGACCTCGCTCATCGAGGCCGCTCTCAACCAAGCTTTGGAGATTCTGCAATGACCGCGATCGTCATCAACGGGCAGTCCTACGACCTCGACGAAGGGCTCGCAGGGGCCGAGCTCAACCACCTGCTCTTTCTCAAGCAGCGCACCGGCCTGGGCCTCAAGACCATCACGACCAAGCTGCAGTCGTTCGGCGACGTCGACAAGACCCTCAGCAAGCAGGAACAGACGCTCGCCGTGCTCGGCGCGCTCGACGACGAGGAAACCCTCAACTCGTTCCGCGCGATCGTGTGGCTGCTCCGCACGAAGGCCGGCGACCGCGACGAGGCCGGCCTCTACCTAACCATTGACGCCGCGAACGAGGGCGTCAGCCTCGCCGACTTCGGCAGCGCTGACGAGCCCGCAGCCACCAACGAGGAGCAGGCGGACCCTACGTCGCTCGCCGCCGCTCCGGACGACGCTCCGGCGAGCTGATCGAGGACATCGAGGCCGACGTCTACGAGCACATGGCGGTCATCAGCCATGTGTGGCCCGGCTACACCCTGCTCAACATCTGGCAGGTCACCTACCGCGACTGGATCTTCCTCCGCACGAACGCGGAGACGTACGTGAGGGAGACGCGCCGTGGCTAACATCGCCGTCAACATCGTCGGCAACGACAAGTCCGCCTCGTCCACGATGAACAAGGTCGCCTCCAACGCCGAGTCGTTCGGCGAACGGATGCACTCGCTCGGCGAGCGTGTCGCGGCGGTGTTCGGCGGGCTCGAGCTCAAGGAAGCCGCCGACAAGGTCGTCGACTTCGCGAAAGAGTCGATCGAGAAGCTCTCCGACGTCGCCAGCGAGACCCGCAGCATGCAGCGGGTGCTCGGTGGCACCCCAGAGCAGGTCTCCGCCCTCGACGACGCCGCGGAGCACATGGGTGTCTCGCTGCAGTCGGTCTCCGCCGCCGCCGGCATCATGTCGAAGGGCATCATCTCCGGCAAGACCGCGCTCACCGGCCTCGGCATCGAGACCAAGAACGCCGACGGCAGCGCCCGCTCGTTCACGGACCTGCTGCCCGACATCGCCGAGAAGTTCCACGGCATGACCGACTCGACGCAGCGGACCGCGCTCGCGATGCAACTGTTCGGCCGCGGCGGGAAGGACCTGCTGCCGCTGCTCATGCAGGGCAAGGACGGCATCGCCGACCTCGAGGAGGAAGCCAAGCGCCTCGGCGTCACCATCGACGGCAAGACGATGGACGCGACCTGGAAGTTCCAGCAGGCGCAGAAGACCCTGCAGACCGCCGTCGAGGGCGTGCAGATGAAACTCGGCACGGCGCTCTACCCGACCCTCATCCGCGTCGCGAACTTCCTGTCGAGCAACGTCGTGCCCGCGATCGAGTCGATGTTCGAGTGGGTGCAGCGCAACGGCCCCACCATGCTCGTCTGGGCGCGGAACATCGGCATCGTCGTCGCTGCGCTCGGTGCCATGCTCGGCGTCGCCAAGTTCGCGGCCATGGTCGAGGAGCTCGGCAGCGTCGGCGCCGCGATCATGAAGCTCACGGGGCTGACGAAACTCTGGGCGGTCGCGCAGGCCGCGCTCGACCTCGTGATGGACGCGAACCCGATCACGTTGATCATCCTCGGCGTCATGGCGCTCATCGCCGCCGTCGCGCTGATCGTGGCGAACTGGAACGTCATCGGTCCGTGGCTGCAGGGACTGTGGACGACGATCCTCGGATTCCTGACCGGCGTCTGGAATCAGATCGTCGCGGTCGCGATGACCGTGTGGAACGGCGTCGTCGCGTTCTTCCAGCAGGTCATCGCCGTGATCGTTGACGTGTTCCTGCACTGGACCCTGCTCGGCATCATCATCAGCCACATGTCCCAGATTCAGGCCGGGATCGTCGCGGTCTGGTCTGCAATCGTCGGATTCTTCGCCGCCATCCCCGGCCGGATCGTCGCGTTTTTCGATGGCGCTCTGTCCTGGCTGGTCGGCGTCGGATCGTGGATTCTCAGCGGACTGCTCAACGGTGCCGCTGCCGGCTGGGGAGCCGTCTCCGGCTGGTTCGGCGGCATCGGGTCCCGAATCGGCGGATTCTTCGCGGGCGCGACGTCCTGGCTTGAGCGGGCCGGCGAGAACGTCATTCAGGGCCTGATCAACGGCATCGGTGGCGCGGCTGGCTGGCTCAAGGACCAGATCAGCAACGTCGTCGGCGGGATCACGAGTTGGGCGAAAAGCCTGCTCGGTATCCACTCCCCGTCGACCGTGTTCCACGAGATCGGCCAGAACGTCGGACAGGGATTCGCCAACGGCATCGCCGCGATGCACGGCGTCGCCCGCACCGCCATGACCGGCCTCGTCGCCACTCCGGATGTCGACGGGATGGGGCTGACGAAGGCCGTGTCCGGCAGGAACGCCGCCGCCGTCACCCAGCAGGCCGCAACCCGAGCGGGCGGCATCTACGTCGGCGCGATCAACATGCCGACCGCATCGCCGCAGCAACTCGACACGGAGCTCGGATGGAGGAACCGATGGGGTATCTGACCGGACCGGTGCACTCCCTCTCCGACTACCAAGTCGAGTTCAACGGCCTACTCCTCGGACCGGGCACCAACTACGGGCTCCCACCCGTGTGGGACCTGCTCGACCTGGGTCCCATCCGGACGATGGACGTCGCACGGGTGTTCGCCGACGGGGTGTGGTCGGGTCCTGACTTTCAGGACCCGGTCACACCCGCGATGGACGTCGAAATTTCGGCGCTCGATCCGGTCTCGTTCGCTGCCGCCGCGCAGACGTTCGTCAACACGTTCGGTGTCTACGCCGCTGCCGCGCCGCTGTGGTTCAAGCTGCCCGGCATGGCTCCGCTCGGCATCGGAGCGAAGCCGAACAAGCGCGTCGTGCCGATCGATCTGAGCTGGGGGCAGCTCTCAACCGCCTCCGTGCAGTGGCGGTGCCCGGATGCCGTCTGGCAGTCGGTGCCCCGGCAGACGCTGCTGCAGTCGTCTGCCTCGCAGCTCGCCGGTCTCGCGTTCCCGCTGTTCGCCACAGCAGTCGGCGTCGCGTCCCTGCCGGGTGCGCTCGACTTCGGGATGACGAGCGCCGGCAGCAACGCGGCGCAGATCAGCAACGCCGGCAACACCGCTGCATGGCCGGTCGTCACCGTGACCGGACCATGCCCGGGCGGTTTCACGCTCGCCCTAGACGGCCACGCGGTCACGTACGGCACCGACGTCCCACCTGGGATGCAAATCGCCGTCGACTACTCGACCGGCACCGCGACGCTGCTGCCCGGCAACGTCGATCGCACAACGCAGCTCACCGCGGACGACTTCACCAGCGTTCTCGGCACCAGCAACGTCGTGTTCAACGCTCAGGCGGGCACGGCGCTCGTCACTATCGCAGACATGCAGAGGTAGGCCATGGCCGCACGTACCGGACTGTTCACCGCCCCTGTCCCGGGCACGCCGCCCGTCGGATCGTCGCCGCTTGATGGGCGGCGCGTGCTCGGCGCGCTGTACGGCACCGCGTTCCAGGTCTTGAGCGGCGGTGGGATCGCGCAGTCGTCGAGCTCGATGGCGTTCACCGTCGGGCAAACCGTGTGGGGCATCCCTGACCCGACCGACAGCGCGGCGGTGTTCCTGTCGCCGTCGGATGCGGTCACGATCACGCCCGCGCAAGGCCCGTCGACCGGCTCGCGCAAGGACATCATCCAGGTCAAGCAGAACGACTACGGCAACAACGATCCCGACTCGCGCATGCAGGTGGTACTCAAGGCCGGAGCGGCCGGGGGTAGCCCCACGGCCCCGACGCCCGACGCCGGCTACCAGCTGTTCGCCACGATCACCGTCCCGACCAACGCCACCAATGCTGCCGCGTGCACGATCACCCCGGCGACCAGCAGCACACTGCTGCTGCCGACGCTGCAGGCTCCGACGTTCCAGCAGCTCAGCCTCATCACCACCTCCCAGCCGTTCCAGCAGGCGGTTGTCACGGCGGACCCGAACCCGCTGCTCGTCGGCCCCTACTACTGGACCGGCACGGCGTGGCGGTTCCAAGGCCCGCGGCTGGCGTACTTCACGACGCTGATCGGCGGTCTCGTCGATGGTTCGCAGGTCTCTGCCGGGTCCGTCACGGAAGTGCCGGTCAGCGAGGTCGGTGACGACTTCGCGACCATCAGCGGGTCGGACATCAAGCTCGCACCCGGCATCTACTCCGCGGACTGGGAAGTCGCACTCGGCGCAGGAGCGACCGGACGGTCCTACGTCACGTTCGCGTGGGCGGACGCACCGAACACTCCGCTCAAGCGGACGAACATCGCGGTCGGCGAGGACCAGGGTGGCGTCACCATGAGCGGATTCGCCGTCTCCGGTTCGCCGCGCTCGCTGCGCGGCCTGGTCTACAAGAACAACGGTCAGACGACCAACGTCACCGGCACGTGGACGATCACCAAGCTCCGATGACAGGGGGACGCCGATGACGTGGACGATCTTCGCGTGCGAGACCGTTACCGGGAAGCGCATCGGCGTCCTCGACGGCGAGCTCAAGTCCTGGGCGCGCGGGCTCGGCGGCAGCGATGCGATGTCGGTACAGATCAACGCCGGAGCGCTCACGACCGCGACCCGCGACAACATCCGCAACCTCACCACCCCGCAGCGCATGACGCTCGTCGCTGACTGGAACGGTGTCCCGGTCGTCGCCTGCCCGATCCTGGCGCGTCCACAGAAGGGCACCTCGGTCACGATCACCGGCACCGACATCCGCAAAGCGATCCTCAAGAAACGCAAGCTCACCTCGTGGACGGCACCGTTCGCCTCGCAGGTGCTCAGCTACACGAACGAGTCGCTCGGATCGATCGCCGTGCAGGCGGTGCAGGTCGCCACAGCGAAGCCAGGCGGCGCGCTCCCGATCGTCTACCCGACGCTCGAGGCGGACACGAACGCGACGCACCAGCGCAGCTACAAGGGCTACGAGCTCAAGGACGTCGACTCCGTCCTCACCGACCTCACCGGCGTCATCAACGGCCCGGACATCGACTTCATGCCGCAGTGGGTGGACGCGACCCGTCAGCAACTGCAGTGGGTCATGCGGGTCGGCACCGACGAGCAACCGCAGCTCTACTCGCCCAACGCCGTCCGGTTCAACTACGGCGTGCCCAGGTCCTCCGTCGTCGACCTGTCGTCCACCGACGACGCATCGCAGATGGTCACCGACATGTGGGCGCTCGGCTCCGGCTCGGACGTCTCAACGGGCATGTCGCTGCAGCACTCCTCGCCATCGCTCACCGCGCTCGGATGGCCGCTGCTCGAGGGCGAAGAGGACGACAAGTCGATCACCCTGCAGCCCAACCTCGACGCGTTCGCGCAGGGGCAGCTCGCGACGTTCGCCACCCCCACCGAGCAGTGGGGCCTCAAGGTCAACGGCGCGCTCCCGCCGCAGCTCGGCACCTACCTGCTCGGCGACATCGCGATCGTCCGCGTCCGCAACCACCTGTGGATACCCGACGGGGCCTACACGATGCGCATGGTCGCGTTCAGCGGCGACAACACCACCACCGTCACCGTCGCAGTCCAGTAGCCCGAGGAGACCCGATGCCGCAGATCGACAATCCCGACGGCGGACTGACAGCCGAAATCGCCGCCCTGTGGAAGGCGATCAACAACATCCGGACCGCATCGTCACAGCAGCCGTCGAAACTCACCGTCGGCAGCGGCGGGCTCGTCTCCGTCGGCCCGACCGACCTGCAGGGCGGGCTCGGTGTCGAGGGCACGGCGACGCTCAACGGCGGCATCGCCGGGCCGCTCTCCGTCACCGGGGCCGTCACCGCGACCGGCCGGGTCAGCGGGGCATCTGTCGGCGGCATCCAACCCGCCGACGTCCCCGGCATCGACGCGTCGAAGCTCGTCTCCGGCACCGTCACGACACCTGTGAGCACCTCCGGAGCTGTTGCCGGCGCGACGGGAACGTTCAACGGCGGACTCAACTCCACCTCGGTCTACAGCACCGCCATCACCGGCACCCGCACGGCGACGTGGACGCAGAACAACGGCGTCATGGGCACCGCATCCTCGTCGGCCGCGACGAAGACGAACATCGTCGACTCACTGCTCAGCAGCCCGGCCCGGGCGCAGGCTGCGCTCGACCTCGCGATCGTGCACTACAACTACATCGCCGAGGTCGCCAAGCGAGACGACCCGACCAGCCCGGACTACGTCGGCCCGAGCTACCACGTGCACACAGAGCTCGGCCTCACCGCCGAGGCCGTGCACGCCGCCGGCATCTGGGAGCTCGTCGTCTACCAGCGCGACGACGTCCGCGCGCCGCTGCTCGACGACGACGGCAACCCCGTGCTCGACGACGACGGCAACCCCGTCACCGTCGTCGTCGGCGACGAGCTCACCCTCACCGCCGACGGCAACCCCATCCCGATCAGCCTGCACTACGAGCTGTTCGGCGTCGTCGCGCTCGCCGCGGCGCAGTACCTCAACAGGCAGCTCACCGCCCTCACCGCGCGCGTCGCCGCGCTCGAGAACCCGGAGGTCACCTCGTGACGATCCTCGACACGTCCAAGTGGCAGGGACCCATCAGCGTCGGCACGTTCGCTGCTGCTCGCGCTGCAGGCGTCACCCGCTCGATCCACAAGGCCGGCGGCTCGAACGCCGGCCGCTACACGGATTCGCAGTACGCCCACAACGCTGCTGCCGCGCGCGCCGCCGGCCTGCCGCTCGGCCACTACTGGTTCAACGGTCCCGGCGACCCCACCGCCGACGCGGACTACTTCATCGACAACCTCGTCGCCTACACCCCCGGCGACTGGCTCGTGCTCGACATCGAGTCCACCGGCACCGTCGGGTGGTCGCCCGCCGCCGCGCTGGCATTCGCAGCCCGGGTCTACGCCCGGACCGGGGTCAAGCCGCTGCTCTACATGTCGAGTTCGGTCACGCGCGCCGCCGACTGGTCGCCGCTCGTCGCGTTCGGGTGCCCGCTGTGGGTCGCGCAGTATTCGGCCTCCGAGCCGAACGTCGCGCACTGGTCGACGTGGGCCGCGTGGCAGTTCACCTCGTCCGGAACGATGCCCGGCATCCCGACCCTCGTCGACCTCTCCCACGAGGGCACACCCGTCCCCACCGCAACTCCCGCACCCGTCCCGGAGGTACCCATGACCGACTACTCGCTCGTCAAGAGCTCCGACAACGACACCATCTGGCTCTCAGTCGACAAGATGCTGCGCAAGGCCATCGCCAGCCCCGCCGAGCTCGCCGACGTCCTCTGGCAGCTCGAGCAGGCCGGCGGCAACGCCGCCGCCTGCGCCGCGCACGGCGTCGACATCGTCGGCGACCTCGATGCGTTCGGCGTCGACATCACCGGGCTGTCGAACCTCGCCAGCCTCACCGCACCGGCTCCGCTGCCGGTCACGAGCGAGCAGATCGCGGCCATCGCCGCTGCCGTCGCCCCGCTCGTCGTGCACGGCATCACCAGCACGCTCCCCGACGCCATCGTCGCCGACCTCGCCAACCACCTCTCCTCGAAGGGCTGATCCACCATGAGCGACACCACCGCAGCAACCTCGTCCACCACGGCACCCGCGACCGTGCAGGCACGCGCCGAAGCGCTGTTCGCCGGCGTCACCGCCCCCAGCACGGCTACCTCGGCAACGCCGGCCACGGCCACCGCCGCCGCGCCGTCCACCACCGCCAAGCACGCCGCCGCCGCGCCGGTCGACGTCGACCCCGAGCAGGACCTCGTCAGCCTGCCCGGCCTCGGCGAGGTGGACCTGCGCACCGCGACGTCGTCCGCGCCGCCGCAGATCACCACCGCCGCAGACGGCACCACCCGCATCGTGCTGACGTGGACCAAGAACACCAAAGCGCACGTCGGTACCGCGCTCGCCGCAGTCACCGACGCCGGCATCCTCGCCACCGCGTACGTGCTGCCGGCGTCGAGCCCGTACACGCACTGGTGTCAGGTCGCGCTCGGCGTGGTCGGACTCGCCGCGACGTGGCTCGGTATCCACCTCACGACGAACCTGCCCCGCAAGAGCAGCAACTAACCGACCACCCAAGCACACCGATGACCGCGGAAGGTCCACCCATGGCAGACGAGATACCACCGTCGCTGTTTAACATCCTGCGCGAGGACCTCCGCGCTCTCGGCTCCCGGATGGATCACCTCGTCACGAGCGACACGTTCGCGAGCGAGCGCCAGCGGATCGACGGGAAGTTCGCCGATCAGGGACGCGAAATCGCGCAGGAACGCCAGGCGCGCGCCGCTGAGCTCGCCGCGGTGCGCGGCGAGCTCAAGACGACGATCGACGCCGCGAACGACGCACGTGAGGCGCAGGAGAAGCGGCATCTGTCGCTGCGTCAGGGCATCCAGATCGCCCTGGTCACGGTCGTCGGCGGCGGTGTGGTGTCGATCATCGTGCTCATCGTGCAGAACGTCGCGCACCTCCGGTAGCGGACAGAGAAGATCATGCGAATCCTCATCAAGCGACGGCAGTGGTTCACGATCACGGCGGTGCTGCTCGGCACCGCCCTGATCGTGGCTGACGTCACACTTCACGTCGTCGAGCAGCAGCGAATCGACGCGCAACACGCTCGGATCAACGCCGACCAGTCGGCCGCGGACGCCGCCGACCGGCAGCGGTCCCGGTTGGAAGATCAGTACGCGACCGTGGTCGCCGAGTACGAACGCGCCTACAAGCTGCTGCAGCAGCATGGTGTCACCCCGACCACGATCGCACCGTCCGCCATTCCCGGGCCGTCCGGTGCCGCTGGCGTGGCCGGCCGGAACGGGCAGGACGGCCGCGGCATTGTGTCCACGTCGTGCACGGCGTCCGGGTGGCAACTCGTCTACTCGGACGGCTCCACCAGCAACGCGGGCACGTGTGTCGGTCAGGCCGGCCCGACGGGCTCGGCCGGCGCGACGGGCAGCACTGGGCAGGCCGGCGCGAACGGCACGGACGGGCAGGACGGCGCGCCGGGGGCGCAGGGGCCGGCAGGTCCGGCCGGCGCGGCGGGCTCTCCCGGCCGTGGCGTCGTCTCCGTCGCCTGCGTGCTCGAAAGCGACGGCTCGACGGCATTCCGGTTCACCTACACCGACGCCACCACCTCCGATGTCGCCGGCACGTGCACGGCGACGTCGACGAGCGGGGCGTCGAAGTGAACGACCTCGAGCACGACGTCCTGGCGTTCGAGCAGCGCGAGGTCGAGCTGCACGGGCCGCTGCACCGTCCGGCGAAGTCCGCCGCGATCCGGCGCGAGCTCGACATGGCTCCGGCCCGGTTCTATCAGGTGCTTGAGCGTCTCAGCCGCGACCGGGACGCGCTCGAGCTGTGGCCGGCCCTGCCTCGTGCGATGGCCGCACGGCGCAGCGCGGGGCTGCGCGCGACGATGCATGCCACCTACCCCAACCCCGCCCGACGCACCACCTCGAGGAGCTGACCGTGCATCGCTTCAACGACTGGCTCGCCGGCCGCATCACCGACCTCGTCGGCACGATGTGGACCGCCTACCTGTTCGCCGCGCTCGCGCTCGTCTCCCTGCCGGCGGCGCTGCTGTCCGGCGACGCGATCGTCATCGTCGGGTGGGTCGCGCAGACGTTCCTGCAGCTCGTGCTGCTGCCGATCATCATGGTCGGGCAGAACCTGCAGCAGCAGCGGCACGACGCCCTCGCTGACCAGCACGCGCAGGCGCTTGTCAAGCTCGACGCGATCCATGAGGCCGTCGCGGCCGACCGGTGACCAGGTCATCGATGCGCCCAACTGCAGGCCCGAGCGTGAGTGATGCTTGTGTTAGCGTTCGCTGAACGAGGGACCCACTCTCGTTGCTAGCATGAACCATGGGTGTTAGGTTATGGCAGAACCTAGGGGCAAGCGCCTCCTCGAAGGGTCCGACGCGATCCTCGGGATCGAGCAGACCGACGGGTCATGCGAGGCTGAAGCCTTCATTCAGAAGCAGCCGAAGCAGGTCCAAGCTAGGTACAAGCGCTATCTCGAGCGCCTGAGAGACGGCTTGCCCGTCAAGAACCCTGAACACATGCGCCCTCTGGACTCAGATTCATTGGGCAACGAGATGCACGAACTGAAGAATCACTCTCCGTCGGCGACACGCCTATATATTATGAAGCTAGGCACCCCGACTAACGGGACGAAATGGATCGCCACACATGGCGGACCCAAGCCCAAAAAAGTCGAGACGGAAATCAAAAACACTTGGACCAAGTTCTATAACTGGCTGGATGGCGAAAGGCAATCCGATGTCTGTATTCCCGAAGTATGATCCAGATTTCGCGGCCACCTACGCCGAAGAGGCCGCCATGGTCGACGCCAGCGAGGCGCTCGCTGAACTACTCGAGCAGAGCGGAATGACGAGAACTGAACTCGCCAAGGCGTTAAGTGTCAGTAAGGGCGAAATAACGGAGCGCCTGCGGGGTGAGCGGAACATCACTGTCCGCAAGCTGGCTGCAACGATGTTTGCCTTAGGTCATCGACTGGTTATCGCGAGTTCACCGATCGAGAAGCAGCACAGTATTGATCCTTACGCTGACTGGAAGAAAAAGTTCGCAGCGGCTTCGGCTCGACGCGCTGACCCCGATAGCGTCCCAGTTAGCTTGAAGTCTAATCTGTACCACCTCCACCGCACGGAGCGCGCCTCGTGACTAACGGGGAATTCGCGATGATCGGCCCGCGCGTACTAAGCGTTCGCGCGGACAGTGGCCCCTTCGACGTTGAAGAACACATCCAGTGGTATGGGACGTTCTCACGCGACGACGAGGGCAAAGCAAGCCGGGTCCTCATCGCGACGCTCCATGCGGCATCCTCCGAACTACGGGCTGAGGTAACTATCGGCGTACAAATACGCTGGATCGGCGAAGACCGCAATTGGGACGACGCGGAGTTTCTAGCCCTTGTCGCAGAATCTGATGCGCTCGAGTCAGCGTACGACGTGGCGCGCGGAGCATTCATGCCGATCGTTGCCACGGTCGCCAATAAAATGCCGGAAATTCCATTCAAGAGCCCTGACGCCGAGATTTCATTCGTCGAGGACCTGGACGATGATGAGAATTCCCCGATAGAGGATCACAAGGCAAAGGAGTAAGACCCCGCCGGCACGCCTAGCGGTACGAGAATGCACGCCCCCACGACCCGCACGCGGGTTGTGGGGGCGTGCATGGTCGTTTACCGCCGCCTCTAGCGTTGCAGGTGCGCGGCGAAATCCTCGAGGAACCGTCCCCATGGCGTGCGGAACGTGAACCGGTCGCCGGCCGTGTCGATCTGGACGAGGTGCTTCGTGCCGGACGACCGTGTCGTGACGGAGACGATCGCGTCGAGCGGAACCGTGACGGCCTCGACGTGCATGCTGGCGACCCCGCGAAAAAGCACCCGCCGCTCTGTCACGGCAAGCGTGCCGATCGCGTCAGGGCCGAACACCGTGCGTTCCGCGAACAGGTAGTCGACGAGCGTCTCGTCGGGGTCGAGAGTCTCACGCACCTTGTCAATGGCGGGCGATCGCTTCGGCTTCGCGCGTAGCGCCGCGAGGAAACCCGTGGGCTTGCTGGTGTTCCCCATGATCAGCTCCGATCTGCGACGAGGTGTGTGGTGCGCCCACTGGGGCTCGAACCCAGGACCCACGACTTAAAAGGACGTTGCTCTACCGACTGAGCTATAGGCGCGAGCACCACGCTACCGCCTCATGCCGCTGGCCGGGATCGTCCTGAGTGCACCGGCAGTGCGACTACGGGCATCGCCGCGAGGCCGTCGCGCTTGAGCTGGTCCGAGACGAGCGTGTAAATCTGCGTGGACTGCAGCGACTCGTGCCGCATGAGCTCCTGCACGACGCGGATGTCGACGCCGCTGGCGACGAGCTCCGTGCCGTAGGTGTGCCGGAACGAGTGCCCGGTCAGGTGCGGATCGATGATCCCGACGCGGCGGATGGCTTTCGTCATCAGGTCCGACACCGATCGGTAGTGGATGTGCCCGGCGCCGTTCCCGCCGCGCGCGGGGAACCAGTAGCCCGACGGCATCGTGCGCGCGATCGCGGCGACGCTCGGGTGCAGTGGCAGCGCCGCCGTCTTGCCACCCTTCCCAGTCACGGTCAACGTGTGGGAGAACAGGTCGACGTCCGTGCCGGCGAACTTCGCAATCTCGTGCGCCCGCAGGCCCTGGTAGAGCGCGAGGAAGATCATCACGCGGGTGCGCCGGTACGCGCCGCCCTCGAGGATGCGCGCGACCTGCTGCATCGTGAACGGACGCGGACGGGAGCGCGGGACGACGACTTTCGGCAGGTGCTTCGCCGGGTCCCGGCGGACAATGCCCTGCTGCTTCGCCCACGCGAAGAACGCGCGCAGGTCGGATCGCTCGCGTTGCATCGACGAGGCGGCAATGCCGCGCCCCATGCGTGCGAGGAGGTCGGTGGTCGTGATCTGCTTCGGGGTCTTACGTGTGTCGCGGGCGAGGGCGCTGAGCATCTGGTGTCGGGTACTGATGGTGCGCGGTGCGAGGTTCTGTGCGCGCTGGTGGGACGCGTACGCCTGCAGAGCGACCACCCAGGGAGTAGCGGTCAT